ATTCTAAGTCATTTTCATTAATAACCAATGTTTTGGATGGCGATGTAGTTCCTATGCTTACGCGATTGTTTGTGGAGTCAACTACTAGGGTGTTTGTGTCTACAGTAAGGCCAGCAAAGGCAGGGCTGTCAGTAGTGGCTACGCCTTGATTTAATGCCTTAACAGACGCAATAGCTGTTAGTTCACTGTCCATTAAAGCGCCAGCAGCAGTTACGTTAGTTGCGTCTGTTACATCTGCATTAGCTTCAATACCATCAAGTTTAGTGCCATCAGTAGCTACATCACGCCCATCAACTGTGCCTCCTGCTACTATATTACCAGACACATCTAAAACACCGTTTACATCAACTGTTGTAGCAGCTATCTGTACTTCTGTATCAGCAACAATATCAAGTTGTCCATCAGCACTAGAGTTAATGTATAAGCCTGTGTCACGGAACTGAATTTTAGTATCAGTAGTTGTAGTATTTCCAATAGCTAATGTTTGTTGAAGTGTTTCATTACCACCTGAAGCAGTGCTTGCAATTGTTCCGTCAGCAGCAATAGTAATGTTAGAGCCTGCTGTTAAAGAAGCTACTACGTTAGCTGTGTCCGTTACATCTGCACTAGCTTCAATGCCATCAAGTTTAGTACCGTCAGCAGCAACATCTCGTCCGTCAAAAGTGCTGTTAGTTGTTATAGCTCCGGTCATTGCACCACCGGCTTTAGGAAGTGCTGCGTTTGCAGTAGTTGTAGTGGTGGTCAACACGCCATCGCGTGTAGCGATGTCTACACCGTCAAAAGTGCTGTTAGTTGTTATAGCGCCTGTCATTGCACCGCCAGACTTAGGCAAAGCATTTGTAGCTAAGGTTCCTTGAGCTGCTGTAGCGTAGTCAGAAGAATCAAAGGCTTTAACTTGTGCTAGGTTAGTAACTTCACTATCCATTAACGCGCCAGCGGCTGTAACATTAGTAGTATCAGTAACGTCTGCACTAGCTTCAATTGCATTAAGTTTTGTATGGTCTGCGTCCGTAAACACATTAGAATCTGTAGCAGCTTCTACGGCTGCGCGAATCTCTGCGTCTGTTTGGTCGGCAGTTGCACTAGCTTCAATTGCATTAAGCTTTGTGTGGTCAGCGTCTGTAAATACATTTGAGTCTGTTGCAGCTTCAACCGCTGCTCGAATCTCTGCGTTAGTTTGGTCTGCTGTAGCACTGGCTTCAATGCCATCGAGCTTTGTGCCGTCAGTTGCAACATCACGACCATCTACAGTTCCTGCTACTACAATGTTATTAGTTACAGTAACGCTATCAACATACGCATCTTTAAATCTTACAGAAGTTGTACCGAGGTCTACATCGCTGTCCGTGACCGGAACAATGGCTCCGTCTTGAATGCGTACCTGCTCTACAGGAGCACCACCCACCTCAGAGTAAAACTCAATGCGATTATTAGTTATGCTAACTTCAATTTTATTTTTAAAATCTTGGTCGCCAATCTTTGAAATTGCACCGCCCTGTCCTGCACTACCATCGTGAGTGTGTCCTGTAGTGCCAGAAGCTGAATACGCAAAAGCGTTTACAATCTGATTAAATTCGTTGTTAAAAAGGGCAGCAGTGATTAGATTACCGTCTGCAATTGTGCTTTGTCTTGTGTAGCTTGTACCTGCCATCTAATTATCTCCTGCCTGCGGGAACGTAGTTTATGTATAAGCCATTAATTGTGTAAGGCGCAAGTTGGTCGTTGCTGCTAATTGTATAATTACTTGTGTAGCAACTGCCTTGAATTGTTTGTCTTATGAGTGGGTTGTCTGTTGAGCCAAAGTAAGCGGCATTAAAAGAAGCAGTACCAAAAGTTGCGCCTCCTCTTATTTCAGGAAGAACATAAACAGGAGGCTGCTGAACAATCGCATCTTCAAAATCAAACTGTACTTTTAAGCTTGGTTGTGCAAAACCGCCTGCATCTGCGTCTGGGCTTACAGAAATTTTAGCATAGTGTAAAGTCTTGCGTGTACCCATGTCGCCAAAATCTAAGTAAGGAGTTTCATATAAAGCATCAATGTTCGCTGCGCTTCCTGAATGTAAAAAAGAAAGCCCTGTGTCGTGGTTATAAATATATCCGTCAGTATCTCCATGAACAACTTGCTCAACGCCAGAATATAAAAATCCACTATCTAGTGCAGGCGCTTCAATTCCTTGAGTTTCAGACCACTCAAAACCTTGGCCTGTAAAAGTTCCAATAATTCCTTTAGACAAAGAAGAGGATTGAGCTTGATTATTATAATATAATCTGTACTGTGACTTAGACCGAAGCACCACGCTTGTAATTACAAGGTTGTTTATGTTTCTTGTTATTTCACCAATAATTCGCTGAATGTTTCTGCTTACAGAAGTTAGCTCAACGTCACCAATACGTGCTGTACCCGCTAGTGTACGAATACCATCTGGGCTTAAAAATACTAAGTCACCTCCAATTTCTTGAATGCTTTGGCCGTCTACACAACCTACGTTTTTAGTAATTGGAATAATAGCAGTGGTTGCATCATTAGATTCAATGTTTACTAATCTATAAATACTGTTTTGACAAAATATAATACAGTCGCCACGAAAGCTTTTAAGACCTATGACTTTATCTGCTAGTCTTACTTCACCTGAACCTGTGCCGGTAAAGTTGTTCATTTCGTGCAAATGACTATAATATACTTGGTTAGGGTTTTCTGCGGTTCCTCCCACTACAAGGTGGTTACTGTGTATTGTACAGACTTTAGGAGCTTCAGTGCTGTTTACCGTAACCTCACTAGAATAAAAAGTTCTAGTGTTTAATGCTCCAGTGCCTGTCATGTAGAAGTAATAGGGCTTGTTAGCTCCGTCACAAATTACTACTTCTCCATATACAGACTTACTGCCCTCGTAAATTTCTATCGAGGTTTGTTCTTGGTCTGTACGAGCCAAAACTGAGCGACCTGTAAAGGTTGAGTAATTGTCACCGGAAGCATGTACAGATGCTCTATTAATTTGTAACCATGTTGCTCCATCGTTACTGAAAAAAATGTCTGTTCCACTGCAAACAATAACGCCGTCTGCATATGTTTTAATTCCTAATACAGGTAAACCGCCATTAGGTCTAGCAGCGGAAGTACCGCCATAAGCTGTAAAGCCGCTAATACGGCGATAGCCACCATCAGGGTCAACCTCAAAATTACGAAGCTCTGTCGCAATTCCCGGCTGTCCAAGCATTTGTATTTCGTTAAGGTTGGTGTTTAAACCACCCTTAGCAGAAAAACCAAAAGGTTGTGAAGCTGCCATATTATACGAGTCTCATTCTGTCGTCAGTCATGTAAAACGGAGTAGGCTCAATAAGGTTTGAGCGCATACTGCGTAAACCTTTTTTATAATCGTCTGCTGCAAAAGAAGCAGCTTGAGGATTATCTTTAAACTGGTGAATGTAATATCTTGCACGAGCCAACAATACTGTGGTGTACATTTCTGGGAATACTACTTCATCGCTATATGCTACAAGCTTTGTAGGTAAGTTCCAAGCATAGAACCAAACACGATAAACTTTGTCGGGGATTGGGCTAAGTCCAAACTTACGTGAATCTGGGCTGCGTATAACTCTGTCAGGTTCTCCGAATGACTGAGTGTTTGCATCATCTAAGTTTTCTCCAACACGGCGAAAGCTTTTCCATTCTTCCGTGGTGGTAAAACGTAGATTTTGTCCTACGTAGGGTGCAGTTGCTCCTGCTACGCCTACTGTAGTTATGTAAAAGTTATCCCAGTCAATTGAACCGTAGTCATTTTTGATGGAATCACTTGAAGCTTTTAATTCATAATATCGTTGACCTATCACTGTTTCGACATATACGTTGCCGTACATAGGGTCAACTTCGCCGCTGTCTCCAGCAGAAAGGAAAGGCCATTGAGGTTCTGAGTTAATAATGTCAAAGTATGCTTTGTTAATAGAATCTTTAACATGGCCCTGAACTCCTACAGCAGAAGAAAAGTTAGCCGAATCCAGAGTAACTTCATTTAGTTCTCTAAGAAGTTCATTGGTTAAGTCTAAGTAAGATGTTGCCATAGGTTCTCTTGCCTTTTAATTTGTTAAAGATTGGGGGCTTTTTACAGCCCCCGCACTTATTAAGTTAGCTTATGCAGCTAGGTTGTAGAATGCAGTAACCAGAGCTTCAGGTCGTAAAACCTTAACGCCGAATACGTGCAGACCACGGCAGATGTCACCGAAGCTATCTGGGTCACGGATGACCTCAGTGCTGGTAATAGTCTGCGCTGTACAGATAGCTGACATGTGACCTGCCAGAATCTTGCCGTCAGCATTGGTTGGAGCGGCTACGTTGTTAGACTTGTACATGCTGAAGCCACGGAGCTTACCAGAAGTAACGAGACCGTTACGGATGGAGCCTTGACCAGCATTGAAGTCAACAGACAGCAGCTTAGAGCCAGACTGAGACAGTTCTTCGTAGAAGCTAGGTGGTGCAACTACCCAACGACCTTCTTCTGGTACATTCTGCTCATCCAGAAGACGAGCCATTTTAGCTAGTACATCTAGTGGGTCAGTGTTAGCGTGGTGGAAACCAACTGCGCTTGAGCCGTCGAGCAGGCCGTCAGCAACAGAAGCAGTGGTATCAGCACCCAGAGTGTGGTCTGGTGAAGAAGTAGTTACGCCGGCGAAGCCAGCAGCAATTACAGCAGTATCAAATGCGTCACGCAAAGCGTAAGCGGCAGATGAAGCAGCAACTTCTTTGAAGTTTACGTGAGACATAGAAGTTTCAATGTCGTCTACGATGAACTTAAAGGCGTTAGCTGTATCAACAACCAAGTTTACTTCTTGGTCAGTCAGCTTAGTAGCAGTAGTATCGCTACCACGAGTGTAGGCGCTAACGCTAATTACTGGCTCTTTGATGATTCGTACAGAATCACCGAAGGCAGAAATCTCACCTTCGTAGTCAGTGTTAGTGATAGCTTCTGCAACCGATGCTTTACGGAAGAAGTTAAGGACTTTCTTCGAGTAAACAGCAGGCAAGAAGTAAGAGTTGTTCTGTCCTGCGACAGAGTTCGCGAAGTTAGCATTTGTATCTGTTCCGGGTTCAAAATATTGAGCCATGATTATGTTTCCTTATTTAAAGACAATTGTAAAATTAAGCTACTACTCTGCCTTCCATGATGGCTGAATCAATTTCTTTTTCATATTTATCGTAATCAGCCATAGACAGGGCAGCAATCTCCCTTTGTGACCATACTTTTGCTTCTTTAGCGTCAACAGCAGTTGTTTTAGTTGATACCATATCAGCCGCTGAAGCTTTGGTCGAAGTTTGTGACTGTTGCGAAGTACCTTGAGAAACTTGGATACCGCTTTCTAATTTATATAAATCAATAGCTTTGACTGCCAAATCTACGTTGTTTGGATTATTATACACCCAGTCTTGAATAGCTTCCGGTTGTGACTTAGCCCACGAATGGAACTCATCACTTTTGCGAATGTCTGCAAAGTCAGGATGTGCAGAGTAAAGAGTTTGTTCTGCTTCCTTACGTGCAATCTTGGCTTCACGTTCTTCAAGTGCTGAGAGCCTGTCACCAGTCTCTACAGCGGGTGCCGTTTCTACATACTCGTCCTGAACTTGTTCTGCTTCTACTGCATCCTCGTGACGAACGGCCTGTTCAACTTGCTGTGTCATTCGAGCTTCGGCTTGAAGTTCTTGTTCTTTCTGTTTAAACTCGTTAATCTTAGTATCGTAGTGTTTCTTTAAATCATCGTATCGCTTTTTATAATTAGCGTTTTCTTCATCAGGGGCTGCTTTAGAGGTGGCCTGACTAGGTTTATGATAAACTCCATCTGCACTTTGAAAAGGAGCGTCTTGTTCGCCGCCATAGTCTTTTCTCATGTTGTATGGGTTTGCTGTTTCTTCTTGTTGTACTTCTTGTACTTCACTCATCGTCACTGCTCCTTTTGGGGCTTGTCGTCTTTTCAAGGTAGCTACTCAACTCGCGTTTGAAGAATAGGGCTTGATACTACAAGGTGGCCTCTAGGTTAAAATTAAAAGTGATAAGGGGCCTTTCGGGTGGCCTTATCGTTTGCGTACACTGGGCATTGCATTAGCGCCTAACATCTGGTCATGGACTTCCTTATCAGGGTCTTCCATTTCCTCGTTAGACAGTATGCCACCACCCATGTACTTTTTCATTAAACCGCCATCATATGCACGTTCAGCATCATCCATCATAGACTGAAGCTTATCCGTACCTATTTGGTCAGTTGCTTTTCTGGTGAAAACAAATTCACCATCCGACAACCTTGCGGGTATCGAATCTGATGTGCCAGTTCCCGGCCCTTCTACAGCGCCTTCACCAGCAAATTCTCCGGCAATATCCATGACCTTATCAAAGATAGTGCCTAGTCGCTCATCGCCTTCAATAGCGTTAAGCAAGTAATCTTGGTCTTCTGGAGTAAGGGCTTGGTCTAACACAAAGCCTGCATACTCGTCTTCCATTTCATCGTCTGGAAGTTGTGTAGCTTTTACCGCTTCCATTTCTTCAGGTGGAATGTTATCATATGTATCTACTGGCATGTCGGGAGCCATTAACGAACCGCCCATTGCAAAATCTTCACGGCCTTCATTTTCTGCATCCATCTGCATTCGAGCTTTCATGCTAACTTGACTATCAAAAGAATCTTCTACGTTTTGCCAACGCTCAAAGATTTTCATTTTTTCTTCTTTTGTTCCAGCTTTGTCCATAGACTGTTCCATTTGACCGTATAGGGTAATGTACTTGTCTACATCGGATACTTCACCGCCCTCATTCTTTTCTACACGCTCTTCTGAGCTTGCAAAGCTAGTAAGCTTTTTGAAATCATCTGTAGATAATAAAGGCTTAGACTCTTCGTCAATCTGTGTGCGATGGAGGTCAGTAATGAATTCAGCAATAGATTGCTTAGACTCTACAATAGAAGAATCAGAAACAGCGCTTAAAGATTCCATGATATACGCTTTGTCCATTTTCTTGTTGCCGCCTTGGAACTTAAAAGAGTTTACAAGTTTTGTAGTGTCTTTTAAATTTTCTGCTGCAATCTTAGGAGCTTCGGACTCTGCGCTTCCCTGTACCTTAGATACGGCCTCTGCCATTTCTTCGACTTCTTTTGGCATAGCAGGTTCAGGGCCACGAGCAGCTACAACATCTTTACGGGCTTCAGACAATAAAGAATCTGCGCCTTCTACTGCTGCTTGAGCTACTGAGCCTACTGCGTATTTCTTTTTAGGTACTTTCTTCATTATTTTTCCTCTACTCTTTGACGGGCTTCTATTGCCTGCTCTTTTAAATTCATTAGGTTAGCCAGTGA